TCAATTGGTGTTGCCATAAAATAATATTTCCGTATAAATAAAGGTGTAGGTCACGGTACTGGAATACCCACCTACTCTATGTCATCTACTATAACATAAGGACACAGCTCATGTCAAGTATATATTCAATATATAAAATAACTAATACCATTAATGGTAAAGTATACATTGGTTTTGATTCAAATTGGCCAAATCGGCAAAAATCTCACAAATACGCATCAAACAAAAGAAATCAAAAAATATATTATGCTTTTCGAAAATATGGTTGGAATAACTTTATTTGGGAAGTTATTTACCAATCAAAAGATGATAATCATTGTTTAAATATTATGGAATCTTATTTTATAGAAGAATATGATTCTTTTAAAAATGGTTATAATCTAACACTTGGTGGTGAAGGTACTTTAGGTAGACCAACCACAAAAATAACCAAAAACAAAATATCCAAAGCACTTAAAAATAAACCTAAATCCAAAGAACACTTACAAAAAATGTCTGAAACTAGAAAAGGTAAAACTCCATCACCTGAAGCATTGAGAAAAAGGTCCGAATCTATGAAACGGACATTACAACTCAAACGAAAATTATTTTAATCGAATCTTTCTTATTAGTTTATTACGTTTTTTCATGCCTTGTTGTAATGCTAGAGGTTTTACTTTGTCAGTATAAACAACACCATTCATGTGATCCAATTCATGTTGAAAACAACGAGCAGATATGCCATTATATTTTGCCGTTCTGGTTACTCCATTAAAGTCTTGGTATTCCACTTCAATAGTTTCTGGTCTGGTAATTCTAAGACCTAAAAGTGGAAACGATAAACAACCTTCTATCATGTGGCATTCACCGGTGGTTGAAAGTATTTTAGGATTAAAAAATGCCACAAAATCATTATCGGCTCCCATAACAAAAACACGATAAGAAAGACCACATTGATTGGCGGACAATCCATAACCTTTGTAATACTTACAAGTTTCTACTAAAGAAGATGCAAGTGAATTCGGATCAACAGGTGGATTATCAAAATTAAATTCTGGTACAACTTGTTTTAAGATTGGATTATCTTCAGCAACTAAAGGCAATATCTGTGCCTGTGGTTGTATTGGTTTTTGTTTTACTACTTCTTCTGTATTATATGTAAAGACTTCACTCATTTGGCCACCTGACTAAAATTATTTTTCTTTTCAAATTTAATAACACTACGGAACTTATCAAACAATTGGTCACCTTTATGGGAAATAACAAAAATATTGGTATCAGAACCCATTTCTTGTATTAGTTTTAAAAACTCCTCGGTGCCAACGCCATCTAAACTAGAATCAAATACTTCATCAAGAATCAATAGATTAGTATTGGTACTATTCTTTAATTTGGCAATCTGTCGCCATGTAAACAACAGAGCCAAATCAATACGCATCTTCTCACCCTCTGAGAAGTTGGCATAACCAAACTCATCACGGTGCCTCGATTTAATCGTTTCTTCAAATGATTCATTAATATTAAAGTTCACAAAGAAATCCATGGCAGTCAGATACTTGTTAATTAATTTATTCATGATAGGCAAGTATTGACGAATAATCTTAGTCTTAATACCAGTATCTTTCAATAAAGTACCAGCAAATTCATAGTATTGTTTTTCTGTTGCCAATTCTTCTTGTTTGACAATCAATGCAGCCAGTTCTGTTTTAAGTTCTTTTAACTTGGCATTTTCTTCTTCGAGATTATCTTTACGATTGGATAACTCATTAATTTCACCTTGCAACTTACTAATAAAATTATTAACGGCGGTAATGGTAGAATTATGTTTAACTATTTCATTATTGTGTGATTGTATGTGTTGAATTATTTTCTGTATGGCATCAATTCTATCACTTGTTTCAGATATCTGTTTTGCTATGCCTGTTAATGCATCATTAACTTCAACTTTAGTATTGTTTAATGTTGTAATCTGTTCTTCTCTAAACTCTTGGTCAATACTTTGTTTACAAGTAGGACAATCACTATTGTCATGGTAAAATCCAACTTCTTTCTCTATTTTTTTCAAACGGGATTCTAGTTTTGATTCTAATTGAACCAGTTTGCCACTTTTTCTTTGTATGGCCATTTGATCCGAAATTTTATTGTTCAACACATCAATGTGTTTTTGAATCAATTCAATGTCTTTGGTTAATTTCTTGACCTGTTCTTCCGAATCTGTTATATCTTTTTGTTTTTTTTCAATTTCGGCGTCATTATGTTTCTTATGTTCTTCAATACTTTGTTTTTGAAAGTTAATTCTTTCAGAGGTTAAATCCATTTCATATTTGTTTTTGATGGCTGTATCTTTTATAATCGACATCTTTTCTTTAACTACACCATTCATAGAGGAGAAGATGCCAATGTCCAATAAATCTTCAATGATTGCTCTGCGGTCGGCTGGTGATAATTGCATGAACGGCACAAACGAAGCCGAACCAAGAATTACCACCTGAGTAAATGATTTGTAATTTAATTTGAGAATAAACTTTTCTAAATGTTCCTGATAGTCTTTTGCTTTGGCATCTTGGTCGACCATAATACCATTACAATATACTTCAAACGTATTTGGTTTAATACCACGAACAACTTTATATTGTTTTTTACCAATAGAAAATTCAATCTCAACAATACAGTCCGATTGATTGATTGAATTGAGTAACTGTGGTTTGTTTATTTTACGAAATGGTTTGCCAAAAAGACCAAAACACAAGGCGTCCAAAATGGTGGATTTACCGGCACCATTGTTACCAATGATAAGAGTATTTGGTGATTTCTGAAAATTAATTTCTGTGAATGATGCGCCTGTTGATAAAAAGTTTTTCCAACGGACTTTTTCAAATATAATCATGCCTGTTCTTGGTTCAATGCCTCAACATATAGTTCTTTTAAAACTGATTTGAGTTTGTCATTATTAATATGTTCTTCTTTAATACCATCTACAAATTTGTTAATAATTGAAATAGTATCTTCTGCTTGATTAACTATATCATCATCTAATCCTTCTGTCAAGTCTATAAAGTCCTCAGCAATGGTAATATCGATTGGATTAACATTATATAAATTTTCCATGAACTTATCAAACAGATATGGATTCGTTTTGTTGACTACCACAACTTTAACATATGTACTGGTATATTTGCTTAAGTCTTTACTGGTAATCTCCGTAATACTTTGTTCTTTATCATCATACACAATACGATGAAACATTACATTAGGATTCTCAACAAACTCCAACTGGCGATTAGACAAATCAAAAAGATGAAAACCCCTTGGATCATTATAATCTTGCCAGGTAAGTTCGTATGGGTTACCCAAATACCAAATATTGTCTGCTTGAGAACGATGGTGAAAATGACCACTAAACACCATATCAAAACGTTTAAATAAATCCCGGTCATATCCTTCATAATTTGGTATACCACGATTCATGGAAAATCCAGAAATTTCTAAATGACCCATACAAAGTGATGCATCTGTGTTTTCAATAACCTTTAAACTTTCATCATAATTATCGGCACAAATCCACGGTATCATACAAATTTTTGTACCATATACTTCAATATTTGTTGGTTTATCAATAACATTAATATTATTATATTCTTGTAACAATAAATGAACAGAGTTTACGTTATTGGTATTTTTAAAATAAGTATCATGATTACCAGCCAACATATGTACTTTAATACCTTTGGCATATAATTTGTCAAAGAACATTTCTCTTGCACGTTTTAAGGTGAAGAAGTTTATATATTTTCTACGATCAAATGTATCTCCCAAAATAAGAACAGTATTGATGCCGTTCTTATCAAGAATTGGGAAAAAGGTATCTCGATAAAATCTTTCATAATATTCTAAGAAATGAGATGAATCATTACGTGCACCAAAGTGTTGGTCAGTAATGATGGCAACTTTAGTTGCGGTCTGGTTTTCGTTGGTCATTATCGTCATAATATTTTATTTCTAATACTGAATCAACCGGTTGTTTAATACCAAACACGGCGGCTTCATCAAATTTTTTAAATTCTTTTGAAAGAACGTAATCTTCTAATAAGTAAGTTACCTTGTACATTATATCATTCTCCTAAAAACTTTTCAATACCCTTAGGTTTCTTTACCTCTTTTTTCTTTTCTCTGGCTTCCTCATAGTTCTCAATAAACTCAGCGATATTATCATAGAGTTCAAACTGTCTTGAGGTACCATCTTCAAACTCCATCATTTCCATTTCATCTAATATGCCCATTTGTTCTGTGGCTTTATACTTAACATACAGTTGTTTTTTTTCTTTTTGTATTCTTCGTAAAAAAGCATAGTAGATAATCTGTGTAAAGTAAGCAAATGGATTTTTGGACTTGGTAGGATCAAAATTATCAAAATACATTAAACAGTTTTCAATACCATCAGACATCATCTCATCACGATAGGTGTAGTTTATGAAATTAGGTTTGTGTGATAGACCTTCCGCAATCTTCATAAAGCACTCACCAATATAGTTTGGAATAGGTGGAGGAGGCAGTTTATTCTTCTTACAGTCTTTCTGTGCCTTCTTGTAATCAATTAATGCCTGTAAAAAATCAGCATTGTTTATATAATGTTTTTGTTTAGTCGCCATGTTTACCACATAAAGTTATTGACATATGCTTGACAAGAGTGTAAAGTCGAGTATGTCCTGTTTTCAGATTAATATTAATGTATTGTATCATTACCTTGGTTTAAAGTAGTTAATTCATCTACAATCTCTTGTATTTCTTCATCACTCATTTCGTTAACTGAGGCTTTCGCTTTCAACAAACGTTTAATCTTTTCCACAGTATGAAGATAATACTCAGAGAATTCTTCATCAGGTTCTAAAACACAAAGAACATCTTGTGCTTTTAATTGTATTTGATTTTTCTTTAATAGTTGTACAGGTAACCAATGACGCATGACTAAACCAGAATGATTACCACGGTAATCAACTTCAAATGCCATGGGTTCATCAACATCATAATACTGAACACCATTTGCTGTTACTGTACCAATAATATCTTCACCATTCTGTAACTTAATAATTTTTATGTTATCCATTTTTAAGTCCTATTTTATATATTTTGAATGGGAACTTCTCATTATTATATATCTTTGTTCTTTCCACGAAATGTTTTAATGTGTAATTCATATGTTTTTTGTATCTTAAATCATCTGCTATGTCATATAGTGTGGCTATTTCTTTACCATCGTTTTGCCGTAAACCACGACCTATACTTTGCAATGTCCTAATTGTGGATTTTGTTGGCATAGCAAATATGATGTTATGCAAGTTTCTAATGTTAATACCAGTGCTAAAAGTACCAAAGCTAGCAACAACAATCGCATCGTTTTCTATCTCCATAATTCTTCTAATTTCTTCACGGTCAGTAGTTTCAGTACCACCATAAACAAAGAATATTTTTCTATTGCCAATATTCTTGGTGTTCTTTATCATATCATACAGGATACGACCATGTTTGTCAACCATTTGAAAGAGTATAAGAGTATTTTTACCTAAGCTAACTGCAAGATTTTTAATAAATTTATTTCGTGATTCATGTGAAATAAGATACTCAATTTCTTCTTGATATGTTTTATCTTTTGCCTTTAAACATTCATCATCGGTATGTTTTAAAACTAAACATTTAATTTCAAAATTTGAGAGTTGCTGTTTATCAATAAGTTCTTTTGTTGAGATTACTTTTTCTACGGCACCAAATAAACCTTCTAACACCAGTTTGTGTGTTTTGGTTCCATCTAATGTACCCGTAAGACCGATACGGTATTTGGCATTGATACAAGATGTAAGAATGGTAGTGAGTGATTGTGCTTTAAATAAATGGGCTTCATCACCAATAATATAATCAAACTGTTCAAAGTATTCTTTTGGCATTTTGTATAATGACTGCCATGTGGAGATAATTAAAGCTTTGTCGGATTCTTTTTCTTTGCCTTGATAGATTCGGTGAATATTGGTCATTTCACCGTCATTATAATCACCAAAGTCGGAATATAATTGTTCAACAAGAGATGTGGTGGGAACAATTACCAGACCTTTAAGATTTTGATATTTGTGTAATTGTTGGAAGATTA